AGGTTCGTATCGAAAAAATAAGAAGCATAGGTATATATCGTCCAAAAGGCGAAATTAATGAAGCATAAGCATGGATAGGCAGTTAATAATAGATTACAAGCAGACTTTCCAGTCCCCGCAGGGCGAAAGGGTGTTAAATAACCTTAAAGAGCTTGCCAAGTACAGGGTATCTTACTGGCCTAACGGTATGGACGGTCATACGGACATTTACGAAGTGTGCAGGGAAGAAGGGAAAAGGGCGGTTATAAATCATATATTAATAATGCTTGAAAAGAACCCTGACAAGCTTCAAACGGACATGGTAAACAAAAAGGACAAAGGTATATGATTGAACTTAAAAGCAGACATGACCCAACGCCGGTATTTATAGATTGTGTTATGATTATTTGGCAGAAAAACAATAAGATACAACAGCGAGTTTTGTGCGATTCGTATGACAATATTATGAAAAAAGTCAAAAGGTTAAGAAAAAAAGGACGAAAAGTTGAGGTAAATATGACAAGTGGAATGGGATTAGATATAGGAGATAACGATGCCTGAAGAAGCAGTAGCGACGCCCCCGCAAAGTATAGTTAATACCGACGGCACTTTAGTTGAAAACTGGCATACTTTGGCTCCCGAAGGGTACGAGGAGCTTAGAAACAGTGAGACGCTGCCGAGGTTTAAGAAGTTCTGGGACTTGGGCAAGTCCTACGAGAACGTGAGAAGGCAGGTTCCTCTCGATAAGATTGCCATGCCGAACGATAATTTCACCGATGAGGACTGGAACCAGTGGTATCAGGCTGGCGGCAGGCCGGAAACGGCGGAAGATTACAATATCCAGAGACCCGACGATTTCCCCGAACAGTTCTGGGACGTTGACAGGACGAAGGGGTTCCAGAAACTCTTTCACGAGATAGGACTGAGCAAGAAACAGGCCGAGAAGCTGGTGGAATATAACAATAAAGAGGTATTGGAGCATTTGAAGGCCCAGGAGCAGCGTGAGGAGCAGGATTTTAACGCAATTCAGGACAAGCTTCACTCGGAATGGGGCAGCGCCTACGACCAGAAGGTGCATATAGGCAATACCGCCATAGAAAAGGGCTGTGAAAACGTAAAAGACCCGGACTTCAAGGAAAGGGTCTTGGAAAAGGTGAACAAAGACCCGGATTTAATTAGATTATGCTCTAACCTGGGTTCTAAGTTCGTCGAAAGCAGAATAATCGAGACCCCGCAGATACCGACGCCCGGCGATATTCAGTCCCAGATAGACAAGGCGGTTGCAGACCCGTCCTATCTGAGTGAAAAACATCCTAACCATAAGCGCCAGGTGGAAATGGTTCACAAGTTATTTCAGGAAAAGGAAAAGTCAAGTAGAAAAGTAAGTTAATAATATACGGACAACCCCTCAGTGGCCCCGGAAGATGCAGGTATTCCTGCCGCGACCGACGTGACGGAGGATTGCCCCGATTCATCGGACAACCAATCCGCAAACTGTAGTTAAAAAGTTTAGAGAAAGGTTTTTCGATGAGTACACAGATTCCCGTATCGTTTGTCGATCATTACAAGACAAACATACTGCTCCTTTCTCAGCAGATGCAGTCGAAGCTTGAGGGATGCTGCCGCAAGGAGACCATCACCGGCGATGCGATGTTCGTCGAGCGGATAGGGGCCACTGAAATGCAGCCCATTACCACCCGGCACGGTGATACTCCGCAGGTTGACACACCTCATTCGAGACGCAAGCTGACAGTGGCCGACTACAACTGGTCGGACAAGATTGACAGGCTTGACAAGCTGAAAATGGTTACAGAGCCACAGTCAACCTACGTCCGCAACGCTGTAGCAGCCGCCAACCGGCAGAAAGATGATGTCATTATAGACGCCATCTTCGGCGCGGCTTACTCAGGCCACACGGGAGCAACTACGGTCAATATGTATGATGTTGGTGAGTGCCGTCTAATCGAGTCCAGCGGTGTGATTGTTACCGCGGGAAGCGACTGGTCGGATACGGTCGAGACCCCGCTTACCATAGCTAAACTATTGACCTGCAAGCAGCTGTTGGATGATGCGGAGATTGACGAGTCAAGGCAGAGATATTTCCTTACCAATCCGTATAACATCAACCAGTTGCTCAATACCACAGAGGTAAAGAGTTCGGACTATAACACGGTGAAGGCACTTGCCCAGGGGCAGATAGATACGTACATGGGCTTTAAGTTTATCATGTCGACGAGGCTTAACGCCGACGACACCGATACGGGCGCAACACAATGCGCCGCCTTCGCCCAGGATGCCATTGTCCTCGCGGTTCCTGAAGATATAACGGTAAAGATAGACGAACTCCCCACCAAGAATTACACGGTTCAGGTTTACGTCGAACTGTCGCTTGGTGCAACCAGAGTAGAAGGCCCGGCGGTGGTTGGTATCACCCTGGACACCGTATAAGGAAAGGAGATAAAAATGAATTATCACAATTATCTCAATCAGGTTGGGCATGGCGGCGCACTTCATATCGACCTGGGCGGGAGTGATACTACGAAGTTTGGTGTCTATAGTGTAGGGACGACCAAACTGTATCCGTTCGGTTCCCGTTACGATATAGACGAGCGCTCATTCCTCTATTGTTACGCTGGAGCGGCCTGCAATCCCGGTTATGGTGCAGCTTACTATAATCAATATGTAAGCGTAGCTACAGCCACCGCGCAGTCTATAGGTGATATGACAATAGATATTACCGTTACAACTACGGCATTTACAAAAGACGAGCTTCAGGGCGGTTATTACAGCCAGCCGGACGGAACGTGCAAGCAGTTCAGGCGCATTCTCGGCAATTCGGCTTGTGCCTCCGGCGGTATAACCAGGTTGTTTCTGGATGGCCCGTTTACAAGAACGCTCGTTGCAAACAGTTTTGCCGAGTTGATGCGCAATCCTTGCAGCGATGTGAGGGGCGGGCCTACTCTTAACAATGAGTACGTCACATATTTCGGAGTTCCCGCCACGACTATTGCATCTACTTATTACGGCTGGGTGCAGACGTGGGGGCCGACATGGGCTACACCTCAGACTCCGGTAGCGGACACAGCCAACTGGAGAACGGTTGTATTTCAGAGCAACGGTTCTATCAGGGGCTTTGACGATGCTACCGGCGAGACAGGTCACATGGTGGCCGGGCATGTTATCGACCGGACTGGAAATGGTTCAGATAACCCGCCGTTCATTTACCTGACGTGCAGCAGATAAGGTTCTATGTGGCTGGGGGTCTTAACCGGCCCCCAGCAATTTTATGAGACCGCGACCGAAGAACAAAAACGGAGTGATTACCCTGCCGACCGGCGAGCAGATTGAGCCTGAACGCCCTCTGGCCGACCCTGCAATGCCTTATCGAATGCGGGGCAGAAAAATTATGAGTATGCCTCTTACCGGAGAGGCGAAGAAGCGGTACGACGAAAACTATTGCAGAATCTACGGACATGAATAAGGAAATTAAATAATGAGCAAAAAAGAAAAGAAAAAAGAAGTCCTTCCTGAAATAAAGGGCGTTGAAAAATATTGCCCTGGGACAAAGATTTTAACAAGAGAATATCGTGTGAAACTGGCACAAATAAAAAGTAAAGGAGATTAAAAATGGCAGATTCAACACAAAATCAATTCTTATGGGGATTCCTGCACTACGCAAGGAACAATCCCTACAGTCATTTGAACAGCGTCCACTGGGATGAGATAGACGCGATGATGAAGTTGTGGGCTACTGTGAATTTGGATGAGAGCAACGATACGGCAACCACAACCGATCCTTTGAGTTACGGAACCGAGCAGGATGTTCCGGGGCCTGCGAGTGACGGCTCTCAGTTACTTGATGAGTCGGGAATTTCAGGAACGACTCCCAGTGCTAATCTTTACGCAGGTGCATATTATCCACAGAGACACTTTGCCGGAGGCTAATCATGGCGATAACTACACCAACGATAGTGAATGAGCTTCCCATAGCGAGGTCGGGGCCGTTCAGCTTTAACAACGACGAGGACGATGCAAACGGGGCGGCGGTTGCGTGCGTAGCCGCTCCGGGTGCGGGCAAGGCCATATACCTTACTCACATTACGATAAGCGGCAGGTTGGCCGATATTGCGATAACATTACGGAACGGTGCCACAACTGTTATGTTCGGCCCGATTCAGATGCAGGCCGACGGCGGGGGCAACTTCTCGAAAGACTGGAAGTACCCGTTAAAGCTAACGGACAATACCGCTCTTTACGTATATGCTTCGGCGGCTTCTGCGTTTACTTTGTACGGCGAATACTACATTGGGCAGGCTCCGATAGCATGATAGTAATAGGTATTCCAGTAGATAAGAACCATACGTGCGATATTCGTACGGCGGCTTACTGTTCTGCCGAGGCCATGCAGCCCGGCGTCAAGTGGGGATATTGTGCATCGAAGGAGTGCGGAGTGGGAAGGAGTACGTTTGTTCATACGGCGTTGAAAGACCCGGAGGTAACCCACGTATTCAATATAGACTCCGATGTAGTACCTCCTCCGCGTGCGTTAAAAAGATTGCTGGATTACGACCTGCCCATAGTGGCCGGTATTTACCCGACTGTCACAAAGGACAGAAAAACATGGTCGTTCAAGATGAACGGCGATTCGGACTGGCAGTCGAGAGATATACCGCTTCCTGAAAGCCTGACCAAAGTAACGGCCATAGGCGGCTCGACCGTTCTCATAAAGAGAGAGGTTTTTGAGAACCTTGAACAGCCGTGGTTCAGAGCGACGTACAGGATTGAAGATGGCAATTACGCCATAAAGGAAGATGAGTATTTTAGCTTTACTGCGAGAAATGCCGGATACGAGCTGTTTATTGACCCGACCATTGTGTGCAGGCATTACAATTACGGAGAAATATAATGGCGATAACTACACCGCTATTGACGGGAAAGCAGGTCATTGAGAAGGATGATAACAGATGGGCTGTGAATTCCGCCGATAATGTTCTGGTTGGCGGTAATGTAAATGTCGAATTAAAGGGTGCTCCCGCAAGGGCCAATAGCGCCTTGTACCTGACCCATGTGACGATGGGCATGGCTACGAACTGGAACCGCGTGCTGGATGTCTCAATGACGCTTCTCGACGGTGCGGGCATAACCGTTTTAGGCCCTATCCAGTTGCAGGAGAACGGCCAGTCTATTTATTCGAAAGATTTCGAGCATCCGTTGAAGCTGACGAATGAAAAGGCGTTAGACCTTACCGGCACGGGTGCTGCCGCCGGTTATCAGGCGGCTTGTTTTGTTTATGTTGAAGGTTTTACGGGCGATATGCCTATGGGGTAGAATTATGGCAGATATAACAATACCGGACAAATGTACTTTCGAGGTCGGGACAGACCAGATACGCCTGTCCACCCAGACTAACGGAGATACAATTTATATCAAAGGCGTCCATCTGGGCGAAGAGAACGCGGCTGCTCTCGCGTACCTTATCAACATGTCTCAGAACCACCTTAAGGTAGTGATAAAGGAGGTGGAATAATGAGCCTGACGGAAGATGAAGTTACGATATGCAATCAGGCGCTTGCCAAGATAGGTGAGTATGTCCTTGACTATGACGATACTACCGGAACAAGCGATAGCGGTATGCTGGGCAATGTGGCTGTTAAAAGCGAGATTCACTACGCCCAGACTCGCAACGCCCTTTTGAGGTCGGCCTTCTGGAACTTCGCTTCGGACAGACTTGTCTTAGTCGATAGCTGGGAGACGGCAAC